TTATTTTTTATTTGTGCAATAGATGGTGTAAACACGAATACGCATGGCGAAGAATGTAAGTGCGTCAGTCGTCCAATGATCTAATTCACGCTGTTTTATGCGCCAAATTTTACGTCCGGCGCGGTTGAGAGAGTTTTCCGAGCCGAACACGTAGAGTAAAACGATTAACTTAGCTGTTCGCACGTTTAGCCCATGAGTACCGATAGTGAGTACTTCGGTATCAGGCGTGCTCATGTGCTGCCAAACCGTATTTAGCAAGTCAGCGTCTTTCTGATCTACCTCGATACCGTAATCCTCTGAGCGATCTTCAGGCCCCGTGTAATCCTCCGAGAAGTCTGTTTTATCACGCGTCAACGCTAGAGCTTTTTGAACTGCGTACGTAATCGAAATATTTTTAATAACCTTATCGCGATACGCCCGGCGCCAGTTGTCTAAACGCGGTCGTAAATCTGCGATTAACTGTTTTTCTTTATCGTCCATTAACCCTCCTGATTGTTTTAGTTGAGATTGATAGGCGGTTTTTCGTCTGTGTAACTGAGATATTCCCAGCCGGCTTTTTTAGGTCTAGGCGCAACTATGTAGAGCTGTAGCGGATATTTAGAGCTGAAAACTTTGCATTTGACTTTAGCGTCGTCTGCGATGATTCGGAACGAGCCTTTGACCTCGAAAACTACTAATGACATGTCATTGAGCAGTACGAGAAAATCAGGTGTATATCTGCACTGATTCTCGGCAATCTTGAATGAGACCGCTTCAAACCAGTAATCGACGATTTCGCCGCTTCTCTTACGGGTTTCGAGCATGGCTGCAAACGCGGTTTCGGTTTTATTCATTTCGCCAGTTCGTAGGCGGCCCTTCGCTTGTAAATACTTATTCATCGTTTTCGATCCCTGCGATTAGTTTGTTAAGACGCCCACGCACGCGATTCATTTGAATTATTCGTTTAGACGTAAGATTCATATCCCACTGATGTCTATCGAAATAGAGCTTGTATCCGGTCATAAGATGCGTATGAAATTTCTTATGAATGGTGTACGGAGTAAGGCGCAACTTGACCTCAATTTCTTTAGGTGTTTTATTCAATGACGCTAGGCGTACGACTTCAAAGCAGTAGTCTGAGAAATCCATGCTTTTAACGTCGCGATCGTTTTCGAAGCTCATGTTTTTAATCTCCTCGGCAATGCGGTTTTTAGCGTCGCTGTGCGATTATTTGCGAGTGAGCGTGCCAACGTTCAAACTGCGAATAAAAAGCACGTCTGCGTTGAATTTGGTCGTCTTGCGCACGTTTGAAACGTGTGCAACGTGTGAAACTAATCGGATAGCACTCGCCCGGTGCGCGAGATTCATGTAAACAATAGATATTCATATCTCCGAACGATTTAACAGGCGGGACGCGTTTATTACCGGCACCGTCAATCCAATACGAGGCGGCATGAGCGCAGTAGAGACAACAACCGCCAGTCATAACAACCGCCTCCAGTTGAGAAAAGCTCCCCAAAAAGCGAGAATTAATGCCGTGTACATATCCCATTCACTAAATGTCGCAGGCTCACTACCGAATGCTTTTGCGAACGTTGATCCGAAAGAGATAAGGCCGCCATAAACTGCAAGGATGAAGAAAAACTTATAAAACCATCCAAACATTAGAAACATCACTCACACCTCGCGAACGAACGAGCTAAGAAACGCAAGAACTAAAACCACGACTAGTACGCCTTGTAAAACGCGATCTCTGCTATCTAACACGTCAAAGAAAATCCTCGAAAAGAAAGCCGCGCCTCCGCAAACCGCGAGAAACTCAAGGAACTTTTGAATACTGAAAGACATCGTTATCGACTCCTTGAAATCCAAATAACCGCGGCAAATTCGATTAACCAAACGACTAAAGTCATAAGTACGAAAACGTTAATGTCGGTAATGCCGCTCAATCGCGAAATACCGAAAGCGACAATTAACGCAATCCACAGCGACATAAACAAGAAACAAAAAGCGAATATTTGATCTTTCATTTTTCGTTCTCCTTCGTAAACATCAAAACAACCAGCTTCGTCAATACGTACGCGTTAACTAACACGACCGGAGCGACTAAAAGCGTTAGAAGTACGTAGGATTCAAACGTCATGCTTTCTCCTAGAAATACGGTTCGATTACTTTTTCTTCGTCCGGCGCCGGAATGTCTTTTGTAAGCGTTGGACGGACGGGGACACGTAACATCGACGTGCAGAAATTGAGCGAAGCGTTATCTCGCCACAACTTGATAAATCCCTCATATCCTCCGTGGCGCTGTTTGCACAGGTTCAGAACGAAATCGGGTTTGCTGTCGTCTACGTCTTTACCCTCTGCTCGTTTTTGAACTTTCGAGTAATCACGGGCAAGTACGAAAACGTTACAAGCGATGTTTGTAATGTTTGACGAGCCTTTAATCGAATCTTTCGTAGCGGCGTCGAATACGTTGAACGACTTAGAACTTGAGTCCGAACGCTTACGACAATGAGCGACTACAACGATATGAACGTTATTAGCGCGTGCGAAATCAACGAGCTGACCCATGACGTAATCAGTTTCTTCTTTATCGATGTCGTCACGAACGCACATCATTAACGAGTCAACAAAGAGGATGTCGGACTTGTAATACTTAACTGCTGCCTCAAGCAATCGAATGAGTTCGTCCGGGTCTACTTTTCGTTGTAAATCGCAAATGTGTAGGCGCGTAGCGTATTCGTTAAAAAAGAGATTGATATCGTTTTCTTCGATAACGCGTTTATCCCGTGAGCAAATTGTTTGCGTAATCATTCGCTCAATCGTTTGTACCGGCGCCATTTCGAACGAGGCTATGTAGAGCGATGCTCCAGCCGCTAACAGGTGTAATCCGATCTGTCCGAGCAACAGCGATTTACCTGAGCCGTTTTCGCCTGCGAGTACAGTTAACTCACCCGGACGAAATTCAAAATCGATAGGCTTCTCTGTACCGTTTAACAACGTTTGTTTAAACGGTAGAACGTATTTCGCGACGTGGTGTCTTTTTTCGTCTAGGTAAACCTGAAAATCATTACGAAACTCGCGGATGTCTTTCGTTACGTAAAATTCCTCAGGACGACTCGCCAACTCGGTAAATTCAGCGAGTGACGTTGTTACCGTTTGACCGCCTAGAGGGTCGGCCCAAAACTCAGGCGAATCATGCAAATCTGTAATATTTTTTGTTGACATCATCATATTTCCAAGCGATTAGTTGACGATTTTTAAACATGACCGTTACGACTACTGATTTCGGTCGTAAAACTGGTATGGCACGCATCCAGCGCGTGAGCGTTTCACGAAGTTGAGGCGTATCGTCAACATCGAGAAAATCGATAAGAACGTTTTTCCCTTCGATAAAATGAGCTTTTAATTTCATCGGGTCATCAGAGAATGAAAACAGAACGGTCGGCACGTGTGGACGGCGTTCAGGTAATTCTTCAATCCCCTCGCGAACTATCGCGTCAGCTTGATAGAGTCGTAATTCATCCTCTGTAAGTACAGGGAAAAATACGAGCTGAGAAGTCGTGAACGCCTCGGGATATTCGTAAAACGTACGCCCTTCGTTATCACGTACCATCGCGGCAGCTGAAAACATCATTTGGCCTCCTTTTTAACGACTCTTTCGAGCTGTGAGAGGTCTTTGATGTCATACGCATACGTAGACTTCGCCATGATTCTGTCGAAACATTCACGAGCGCTCGGAGCGTATTCGACTGGCGGAAGCTCAGGCTGATAATCCTCGGCTTTTACCCAAACCGCGTTAGGGTCTTTAGCTTCAACCCATTCTGCTTTAAAGCCTATCCAGTTACGAAGAATGACCTCATTCAACGCTTCTTCTAACGTCCAGCCCGCGTTTTTTGCTTCATTACGAATTAACGAAATAACGCGATCAGTTACCGGCGCCTTCTTTTGTTTTCTATGTTTTAGAAAGTCAGCCCATAATTCGTTAGACACGTCGTCAGGCTTTACTACGCTAGTTTGCGTTTTAGTAGCCACCCCGCGGGAATGAGGTTTTTCAACTGTTTCCTGTTTGGAAAGAGTTAGTGCGGTTTCTACGACCTCGGACACCTCGACGAGTGGTAGTTCATCTTCTACCGGTTCAGAGCGTGCATCTATATTTGATTTAGTATTGGTATAGTCTTGATATAGTTGAGTGTCATTTTTGCTACCACTTTCCTGCAAAAATGTAACCACTCCACTAACGTTTTTGTCACTAGTAGCATTTTCGTTACTAGTGACATTTTTGTTACTACTTATAGTTACGTTATTGTTACTAGTATCATTTTTGTATCTAGTATCGTTTTTGCCACTGCTTTTAGTGTCTTTTTTGTCACTAGTAGCATTTTCGTTACTAGTATCAAATTTGATACCGCTTTCAGACTTGAAAACTTCTTTAATAACTTTCGCTTGCTCGAAACCGTTATTTATCTTTTGTACGTTTAAGGCGTAAAAATTACGTGAGCCGCGTCCAGCGTTAAAAACTTTTAACCATTCGTTAGATGATAAAAACGATACTGCTTTAAACACGGTTCTTCGGTCTAATTCTGTTTCTAGCGAGATCGTTTCAGTAGATGGGCGGCAGTTTGTACCGTCATCATCCGCATAGTCGCAAAGACAGCGTAAAACTGCTTTAGCGCTCGGACTGCCAAGCGTACATTTAGCCGCGTTACGAGAGAGTAAGAAACTCATAACGACACCTCAGTGAGCTTTTTTCCAAATCGCCAAGTCCGGAAACGCTAATTTGAAATACGGAATACGGCTTTTAGGAATGCCTGTAACGCGCCACAATGAAACCGCGCACGGCGTTATTCCCAACTCTCGAGCGATAGCAGCTTGGCGTCCCTTGTCTCTAGAGAACTTTCCTTCATATCTGGAAAGCACCTCTCTAAATGCTTCCTTTCTAAAATCGTCCTGATTCATAATCCGACCAAATAGTTTAGTTTTTCAACTATTCATTATATAGTTTTCTAAACGTTTGTAAATCTAAATATTCCGTTCACGTTTATTTACTTTTGTGTTTAGTTTTCTTAATATCAAGCAAAAGTGAAAGGAGTTGTTATGAGTTTCGCAACGCGTTTACAAAAACTGATGAAGGAGCGGAATCTTTCAATCGGAGACGTATCAAGGGCAACCGGCGCCGCTAAAGCAACGGTTAAATGGTGGGTTGACGGAAAGACACTTCAACTTAAATATGACGATGCCGTCGGTTTAGCTAAGTTTTTCGGAGTTAATGTAGATTGGCTGATGTCCGGAAATGGGCCAGAGCTCACGGAAGACAATCCAAATACTGTAACTATTAGGAAAGTAAATCTACAAGGTCTTTGCGGAAAGTATCCGCAAGTAACTGCTCCGGTTGAATTCTCTGACGAATCGGAATTGGTCGATACGATACAAGCAGGTGCCAAGTGGTTTTTTAATAATTTTCCCCACTATGCACCTGAAGATGTGAATATCGTTACCGCGACTGGCGATAGCATGGAACCGTTGATAAGCGAAGGTGACCTTGTTTTCGTTGATACTAAATCTCGCGTATGCGACCGTGACGGTATCTATTTCTTGTACTTGGACGGTCAATACTTTATTAAGCGTGTGCAGCGATCTATCGGAAAGAAACTAATCTTAATTTCTGAGAATCAAAAATATCGTGATATAGAAATAGAAAGCGACTCTCAAGTCGAATTTTTCACTATCGGACGTGTCATAAAGTCCTTTAAAACCGTAGGTTACTAGGAGAAGTCTCATGGAGTTGATAGATAAATTCAAATTGTTAGGTCAAAAAGCGGTTAAATCTGGCCCATCGTTGATTAACGAAGAAATAACCAAAACTGCGTTAATCATGCCGTTCATTCAGTTACTGGGATATGATGTTTTTGATCCGTCTGAAGTTATTCCTGAATTCCAAGCCCAAGCTGGCGTCAAGAAAGATCAGCGGGTTGATTACGCCTTATGTAAGGACGGGAACCCAGTTATTTTGATTGAGGCTAAGGCGTACGGAGCACCACTTGATAAAGATCAATTAGATCAATTAAAGCGTTATTTCCCGTTCGTAAAAACGGCTCGAGTAGGCATTCTTACAGACGGTAATAGATACCGTTTCTTTACTGATCTAGAGGCTGATAACGTTATGGACGATAGCCCATACTTAGAAATTAGTCTCGATAACCTAGACGAAGATACGTTAGACAAGTTGTTGCTTCTTGCTAAAGACAAATACAACGACGAAAACACAATAAGGCAGGCGGAGCAACTCAAATTTACGAAGCAATTTAAGTTAATTCTTTCTAAACAACTTGAGCAACCGGAAGAGGATTTTGTTCTGTTTTTTGCTAAAAAAGTATGGAATGGCAAAATTACTCAGAACGTTAAAGACAAGCTCACTCCTTTATTAAAAGAGTCTTTTAGACAGTGGACTGAAGAAAGAGTAAACGCACGCTTGAGAAAAGCTATCGAAAACGAAGAATCTAAAGTTAAAGAGACCGAACCAGTCGCCCCAGCAGAAGAAAGTAATGAGCCTGCTGCTAATGACTTGGACATTATGGGATTGAATATCGTTAAAGCTATTTTGTCTGACGTTTGCGATGTAGGCAGATTAAGCCTTCGTCCTTCTAAGAGTTATTGTGCTTTATTGCTTGACGATAACAATAGAAAGACGATTGTTCGTTTCTACTTTAAGAATCCTGAACGGCTTAAGCTAGACCTTTATGGATTCTTGAGAGTTGAACCTCCTTTCCCTATCGAATCAGTCGAAAACTTATACAACTACAAAGATCAGATAATCGAGATTTTCCAAAAAATTGAAGCAGGTGATACTGGATTAGGTCAGAAAGAAGAATAACTAATCATTTAATTCTAAGCGCTCCATTTTCGGAGCGCTTTTTTTTATGCCCAAACATTAGTAATTTCCCTAGTTTTGCAAAAAATAGTGTTTAGAAAACTTGATATTGTCGGTTAGTTTCTTTATTATTCTATTCAGAAATCCAAATGAATAACGTTTGGATTTCCGAACGGAGAGATAAAGAAACATAGTTTGAAACCGACAATTTAGGGCAGTGGGGACTGGTTAAATCGAACTAACCTGCCGTGAAGTCGAAAGACGATGAACGAAAAAATGCCAGCCGCCGATTACGGGCGGTGTCTGAGGCGAAAGTCGCCGAACGACAAAGAGGCCTGACGGTCTGTAAAGCCGTCCTTGGGCGCCATAGACCCCCTCTTAAATACTAAGTGATTGATACGCGTATGAGTAGAAAACATGCGCTGAGGTGAATTAAGACAGCCAAGAACAGAAAGTCTTACGAGGTTACTAGTTACCAGCATACATAAAAGCTAGTTGAGTTACACGCTCTCGCAAGAACAGCAGCAGAGCGTAAACACAAGCGCGTCGGCTAACGTGTTTCGGAGGATTTCTCGTTAGCGTCCTTCGGCGCGCTTCTGTTTTTTAACCCTGTGTTTTTTTGTTGGAGGAAAAACATGTTAGCTACGTATGAACGTAAAGAAGTAACTGAGTACACGTCCTTTAAAAACGAATTTAGAGTTTTTTACAGAGGTGAATACATTTGCGATCTTTTGAAAGTTGATCGTAAAAAATGGATGTTTTCAGCGTTTAGACCTACGCATAAGTCCAAAGGCTTACAGGATTTTCTTTATTGCAATAACTATTCGAGAACTTTTCAAACAAAGGAAAAAGCGACTGATTATTTAGAAAACTTCCTTAATTGCTATGAAGTTGTCGAACGTTTGCCTTAATCAAGTTTCCGAACTATTAGGAATTTACTAATAGTTCACATAAACAAGTCCCCGCGTCGTTTTCCTAATTAACTTTAGTTCCAATTTTTTACGACGGGGGCTTTTTTATGTGGTCTTTTTTTATAGGGAACGCCAAATGATAAAGATTAAAGATGACGACTTTGGGGAAATCATAGGTCTGTCAGATGCTAAAAGGATAGCTTTCGTCATTGAGGAACAAATCAGAGAGATGATTTCCCTCTTAAATATTGCTCAAAAATACATGAACAACAAAACAGATGTTGAACAACTCAGAGCAACCATTTTCTTTCTTCGATCTAAGCGAAACGAGATTGACCGGGTGATCATGAAAATCATCAGTCTCAACTCTTAATTCAGATTGTGGACTTTTTTACATAGATAAATATTTAGAGCCCCTCTGCGGGGCTTTTTTTCATGGAGAAACATCATGTTTTTCAAAGGCATGAACGGCGCCCACCTAGTAATTGTTACAGGCGCTTGGGTGCTTCTTCTTACGTGTCTCGTTCGATTAGTTCGCCAGCTCGTTAATAACGTAAGCGTCGAAGATGTTAAGGACTTTGCTGGCGCCGTATGTTTCTTCGGCGCGATAGTTTTAGCGTTCTGTATGCCTGAGCTAATCGCCTTTTTAATGAAATAGACGCCTCAATCGCTGTAACGACCGAGGCGTTTTTAAATGAAAATTACGTTTAACTAAGGATAGCATAATGAGCTATGCAACTCTAGTATTAGGCGAGTCCGGCAGCGGTAAAACGTGCTCGCTTAGAAACTTCGATCCGGCTAAATGTTTGCTTATTCAGCCGCTTCGTAAGCCCCTGCCGTTTCGTAACAACGGCTGGCACGAAAAAACGCCTGAGAACCCGAACGGGAATATATACGTAACGTCTAACCCGTCTTACATTCTCACCGCTATGCGTCGTACACACGCAGACATCATCATCGTAGACGACTGGCAGTACATTCTCGCTAATCAATTTATGGCGCGTCGTAACGAAAAGTCGTTCGACAAATTTACTGACATCGGCGGCGTAGGTTTCGACGTAGCTAAGACGGCCTCCGAGCTGGCTGAAAACAAACGCGTTTACGTATTAGCGCATACGCAAACGGATGAATTTGGACGCGTTCGCATTAAGACGCTAGGCAAACTGCTAGACGATAAGATCGTCGTCGAAGGTATGTTTACGACGGTCTTACGTACGCAAGTCGAAAACGGTAACTATCTCTTTTCAACACAAAATAGCGGCTCAGATACCGTTAAATCTCCTATGGGTATGTTTAACGAACAACTCATAGATAACGACCTCGCGGCCGTAGACCGAACGATTTGCGAGTTTTACGGTCTCGAGTCTTCCCCTTCTCACACTTCATTAACTAATAACAGGATGGTAGAAAATGCTACATACTGAAATGACCTTAGACGTTAAAGCCGCACGTACTGTAGGCGGCACTTCTTTTATCACGACCTCCGGCGCATACGTCGGTTCGATCACTGCTGCACGCATTTATGAATCTAAATCCGGCGCCGAAATGCTCGATATCGATTTCGAGACGCTCGAACTCGAACGTGCTCACATGAGCATGTGTATTTATGACAAATCAGGTAAACCGACTTTCTCTAGAGCTATTATCGACAGCCTGATGACTGTTTGCCGCGTACGCAGTCTCAAAGCTGAGCAACGTCGTTTTAAAGACCGTCAAGGCACAGAACAAGTCGGATATTTCTTCGTTGATCTCATGAGCAAGCCTATCGGTCTGCTCATTCAGGCGGCGCCGGAAGAATACGATATCAACGGCGAAATTAAAACGATGGTTCGTTTGAATCTTCTTACACCGTTTGACCCTCGCACACGTCAGAATGCAGCCGAAATCCTCGACCAAGCCGAAGCTAAGGCCGTTGACGCTAAGCTGAAGAATCTTAAAGACAAACCGCTAAAAAAACTAGCAGCTCAATCGTCTAACGGATTCGAAAGCGCACCAGCGCCTAGAGGCGCTTACGCGGCGGCTCCGGCGCAAGTTCCTCCAGCGGCGCCGGGTGGCGATTTCTCACCGGACGAAATCCCCTTCTAAACGAATTACAGGGCGCTCGCTAATAACGGGCGCTCTTTTTGCATGAGAGTAAATGTAAATTTTTTATACGTGATTAACGGTTACTACATCGTTATGCGTAACGACAAACGTATCGGAACGCTGAAATATTTGCCTAACAAGGGCTGGACGTATGTTGCTGAATGGAATGGAAAATCGTTTGATGACGAAATGCTCGACGATTTCATTTGCAACTGGTTAGACGACTACGGATTTACTTGTCGACGCGACATCGACAGAATCAAAGAGCTCGTTCGAGAGGCCGTGGATACATGGGAGATGTGCTATGCGTGTTAGCTACATTTGGAACGCTCACGAATGCTACATCGTCAAATTGAATTATGAGCCAGTAGGAATGCTATTTAAAACGTCTGAGGGCTGGACTTTCACGCGGAAATCGATCTTATTAGATGATGAACTTGAAGCGTTTTTAAGTTCGTCTTTTCCACTGCCTTATCACTACGAAAGGCTCGTTATCGCCAAACGCGAGATTTCAAAAAAGCTCAAGGGATGGTGCGGATAATGCAGACAATCAGATTTGATATTTGTTTTTTAGGCTATATCGTTTGGTATAGAAACATAGTAGTCGGCTACGTTAATAAAGAACGAAAAGGCTGGAAGGTTATAACCATAAATCCCTTAATAAAAATTTTTAATCCAGAGTTATCTAATCAAGAATTTTCTTCTTTAAATGACGCAAAAAGATTTATACGCATTCGCATAAATAAATTCGATTGCAAATTTATAAATTTTCGTAAACGTATTAACTACGTTACTTCATCCGTTATGACGATAAGCGAAATGCTTAAAAGCACTTAAAGATAAAGCAGAAACTAGTCGCATATGACAATAAACCCGCTGAATAAAGCGGGTTTTCTTTTGGAGGAAACATGAGCGAGTATCCCGATTTTTTGTACAGTCCGAGCGATAAACGTGAAATCGAAATCATATTACATGACGTTTTTGATAACTTTAATACACCAATCTCCGTAAAGATAGACGCATTCGGAATCGTAACACTTATCGTTCTTATATTCGATGCTTCCGACGGTATGTACGATAAGTTCTCAGTTCCTGAAGGTTCTGCGCTGGTGGACGAAGAAACTCACGGTTTTATCGTTAACTTTTTGAACGAGCAAATAATCCGCTTAGAACGTAAAGCCTTGTTTGAAGAATGCGAATATTTAGAGAAAACCTTTTTAAATTGGGTTTCTCTTTTAAAACCTCTCTACAAAAGATTAGTAAACAAAAAGCCTTTTCATTAAAAGGCTTTTTTATTGGAGGAAAAATGAATATCGAGCTTGTACTTCATACCCCCAGAACGCGAATTCTTTTGATTGATGAAACACCATACGGGCAGTTGATTAAAAAGAGAATCGACAATTACGCCTTTTGGTGTTTTCAGCCATGGGGAGATGACATCTGCGTTGATGTTGATCTTTTTCATGTCATCGTGGATTACTGCCAATTCAAATTATTCATGACTGAACGAAAATTTTTCAAGCAGGTTTTGCGTGAGATTCAAAAATACCTAAAGGAAGAAAAATGACCAGCTACACGATTACGAAATACGAGTATTACAAATACTCGCTCGACGATTACAAAGAAATCAAAAATGCGTTTTCTGAAATTTTCGCAGATCACGATGCTACGTCAGCGATTATCTTAATTACGAGTCTCGGAATTTTAAAGTTGTTAGAAGAAGGATTTGGCTACGTAAAAGACGCTGAAAGCGTTCTAATCGGCGAAGAAAATCATCGTTACATTATTCGTTTTTTCGATAGAGAAATCGAGGATTTAAAGGACGAAATAAGACAAGACTTTAATACAAGCTGGCACGATGAATATAGAGATTGGCTTCAAACATTAAGCGAAATTCGTCAACACTTAATTAACAAACCTCCGGTTATAAACAAATGAAAGGAAAACATCTTAGATCGTTACTTAAAGTAATCCCGAAAAATAACATACGATATTTCCTTAATGGATTGTATGTAAATTTTGACTATAGAGAAATTGCGGCAACTGACGGGCATATTTTGGTTTTACTTGAAAACCTTGAAGAGTTGAATATTGACGGAACTGGTGAAGCAATCATACCTAGAAACGTTATAGAAGCAGCTACTAGCGTTTGCGATCCTAACGCAAATGTCTACATTACAAACACTGAGTTTTCTATTGGCGATTTAACGATTAAATATAAGCCGATTGAAGGAAAATACCCTGATTTTAGAGTTGTATTTCCTAAAAAAGAAACAACTTACGAGGATAGCCGGTTTTGCTGGTTTCAATCTGAATTCGTGAAAATCGTTGAAAAGATAGCAAAAGATTATGTAATCGACTTTAAATTTTTTCCTCCTGAAAACGAAGAAATTAGCCCTTTAAAACTAACTGGCGTTAGTTCCGATTGCTCTGCATCTGTAACGGTCTTTCTTTGTAAGTGTGAGGTGGATATCAACGGGAAAAAGGAGTCTAAATAATGCCTATTAAAACGTCATTTTTCGGATACGTCAGAGCGTTTGATCTCAATGGCGAAAACATAACAAGGGATACAGCTATAAACGGCATTAAGTTGAAAGCAGATGATGGGTATGTGAATTTAATTTTTAGAACGATTCCTGAAAGAAAAGTAGCTGAAATTGGAATGAGCCTCGAGGCATGGAGGTTGATTACGAAAGGTGTAGACCTTCAACTTAAAAGCAAGGAGAAAAACGATGTGGATGATTAAAGACCCTACTTTAAAGGAAAAGATCAATCATTTGCTATCGGATGAAATAGTTGCACAGGGTTGCAATCGACAAATGGACGATAACTCCGATTACATTTTGTTGTCCTGTGGGGAAGTAGACATCAAACTTAAGAAAGAAAGTTTTGAAAACGTTCCTGAGTACAAGCCAAACGACTGGAATCCGTTTCCTGAAGTCAAACCGCCGAAAGTCGGACAATACTTAGTAACTCGTTTAATGAAAACAGATAGCGGAGATACTTGTAGATTCGTGCAAATTGCCGCTTATGAGTACGGTCATTTTTACATGAAAAACGACGTTATCGCGTTCCGTGAGTTGCCTGTTCCTTACTACGAACGAAATCCTTGGGAAGACGACGACAACGAACCGGAAGAAGGAGACTAACGAATGACGAATAAGTATCGATTCAAAAATAAGGCCCTTGAAAACGCGTTAGGAGTACTTTACGGAGAGGAATACGTAGAAGATCAAGTCGACAGGCAAATGACGGATTCAACGTCATATATTGAATTTGAGTCCGATGAGGGGTCTACTACGATTGCTAAAGAAGAAATTGAGCACCTTCGAGAGTACAACCCAAACGGTTGGAATCAGTATCCTGATGTCTATCCGCCTGAAAGTGGTTATTACCTAGTGTACTTATCGAAAAACAATAATATTCATATTCAAGTCGACAAGTTTGTTAAAGAAGAATTTAACGATTTTTGGATAAACAATTTTAAATGCGAGGTTTTAGCCTTTAGGCCTTTAAATGTAGCACCGCCGACGCCGGAGGAATTGAACGAATGACCGCCAAAAGGCGGTTTTTTTATGGAACAAATAAATGTCAAGCTTGTTTTCACTAGGCAAAGTAATGAGCTGCGTTGATGGAGAAATTCTTCTTTATGGCTGGCTTGAACCTGATGAAGCGATTAAAGCCATTGAAAATTATTTTGATGAAGTTATTCAGCCATCGGACGTTAAAGAAATCAAGTGTAGCTTATGGAAATACGTTCCTTGCAGAAACAATTCCGATGGATACCCAGGCCTCTATTACCCGTGCCAAAAATGTACTAGAGGTGCGATCAAGGCTACTCTCGTAGTTCTCAAATAATTATTGTCTGCGCCCTCTACGGAGGGCTTTTTTATTACCTAACGTGAAGAAAGAATACGTATCAAAAGCCGAGTTAGACGCTCATAGAAAATTAGTTAATTTGGCGTGGTCTTTAGGTACTTCGTTACATCGTTTAGAAAATCATCAGGAACTAATAAGACCTGCATTTTTTTACTTGAAAGATGAAAAAAATCAGGATGAATTTATCGCTAAAACGTTTCTAACGATGCTCGAAGAAGAGATTTCAATCGTCAAAAAAATGGAACGCGATATATATGCAGTTTTATTTAATTTAAGGATTAATGATGAACAAAATCGAAATTCATAAAACGTTATGCGATCAGCTAAACGACATTTACAGCCGTAAAAATGCAGACTACGGCGACTCGTTCGCAAAGGTACGTAAAGAGGTGCCTAACGCGATTCTCGTTAGGCTGATGGACAAAATGGAGCGTATTAAAACGCTGTTACTCAATGGCGAACGCCTCCAAGTTACTGACGAAAAAGTCGACGATACGTTACTTGATCTCGCTAATTACTGTCTTATGGAGGTGGTCGAAAGACGTAACGATAAGGAGCAAAAGAATGTCGTTTAGCTTCGGCTCGGTGTGCTCCGGTATCGAAGCGGCTTCAGTCGCTTTTCAGCCGCTCGGCTGGTCGCCAGCGTGGTTTTCTGAAATCGATTCTTTTCCGTCTGAATTACTTAAACAACGTTTTCCGAACGTTAAAAACCTCGGAGACATGATCACGTTACCGGCGCGAATTAGAGCCGGAGAAATTGAGGCGCCTGATTTACTTTGTGGCGGTACACCGTGTCAAGCGTTTTCAGTCGCAGGAAAAAGATTAAGTCTCGACGATCAGCGAGGAAATTTAACTTTAACTTTTTGTGAGATAGCAAATGAAATCGAAAGTAAACGCAGTGAACAAATACTACCCCCCCTATTGTCTTATGGGAAAACGTCCCCGGCGTGCTTAACACAAAAGACAACGCTTTCGGCTGTTTCCTGGCTGGACTATGTGGCGCAGAGTTTCCCATTGAAGTACCGGACGGCAAATGGACAAGCGCAGGTTATGTTACCGGCCCGAAAAGGCGCGTCGCATGGCGTGTCCTCGACGCTCAATTTTTCGGAGTCCCCCAGCGTCGTAAAAGAGTCTTCGTTATCGCAAGTGCTGATAACAGGGTCGATCCCGCAAAAATATTATTTGAGCGCGAAAGCGTGCGCGGGAATACTGAAGCGGGCGAAAATACGCGGAAAAACGTTACCGCCTTCATTGAGAGTAGCTTTGGAGCGTTCAGCGAATGCGATTTAGCCGGAACTATTAGAGCTAGCGGAGGCTCTAACGGAGGCGGCTCAGAGACTTTAATACTAGACATATCACATCGTGGCGACGTAGTTCGCGAATATGAGAATACGTTTCCGACGCTTACAGCGCGTATGGGAACGGGCGGTAATAACGTACCGTGTTTATTAGAGCGGTCAGTGCGAAAGTTAATGCCGATTGAGTGTGAACGTTTGCAAGGCTTTCCGGACGACTGGACGCGAATAAGCCACAAAGGAAAATCTAAAGAATTTTGTCCGGACGGCCCACGTTATAAAGCGGTAGGAAATTCGTGGGCCGTACCGGTTATCCGTTGGATAGGAGAACGAATTAAAAATGAGATACCTAGTCGATCATCCTAATACGTTTTTAGAAGGCGTTTCGCTACGACAGCGCGGCTGGGAGGGAGCGCCGAAGTCAGAAAAAGATTTAGTCGTAGTCGTTTATTTGAAAACTAATAATTTGCATTTGACTACGTTAATTCTTGATTTCAACAAAGCTAAGTGGCTACGCGATCAGCTCAATAACGTGATTGAGGCCGCGCCGCTTTTCATTGAAAACAACGTAGCTTTAAAAACTCCGGGAGAGTTTTAATTATGGGTAGATACAATGTGCCGTTAAAGCCACAAAAACAAGTCGATCAAGCAATTAAGAATTTCATTCTTAATCCAGCTAAGAAAGAAAAAATCAGATTCAATCTAATGGGCGGTACGTCGATTGTTTTTGAGGCTTATGTAGATCACGTGCTGGCCTATAGATCGTTCAAACAAACGTGGGTTTTTCTCGGTTATTACTACAGCGAAGATTTAGAAACTGACCCTGAACTTAACTATAAAATACCGCCTAAGCCGTATTTTACGTATGACGAAATTCTTAAACGTGGAGAAGAAGTACGAATACACGGAGTGCCGCTTAACGATAACGACTTTAGTCAGGTAACAAACGTAAACGTTACTAGACCGACTCCGAGAATCGGACGGCCTAAAGCGCATCGTCAGTTACTTGAGCCTGCTCCGTCTACGAAAGTTAAGGCAGCGGCCTTAAAGCTTGAATCTGTCGATGTTTCTGAGAAAAAAGAGACTGTTTCGGCATCACCTAAAACTAACGAAAACGACGATTTCAAAGCGTCGTTAGAACGACGCTTGAGACTGCTCGACCTAAAAATCGAACGAGAAGAAATCCTCAACCAGTTAGCCGCTCTCTGAGCGGCTTTTTTAATGCCTAAGTAAATGACAAATAGATTACTTTGCTGGTTTTCCTGCGGTGCCGCCAGTGCTGTAGCGACGCATACAGCAATCGAAATTAACAAGAAAGAGCATCGCTTTGATGAGGTCGTAGTTGCGTATACCGAAGTTAAAGAAGAGCATCCTGATAACAAGCGGTTTTTAAAAGACTGCGAACGCTGGTTCGGTGTACCGATTACGGTTTTACGTAATGAAAAGTACAACGGATCTATCGTTAATACGTTTGAAAAATGCCGCTACATGGCTGGCATCGCTGGAGCACCCTGTACACGTCTATTAAAAAAGGAGGTTCGTAAGAGTTTCGAGAAACCCACGGATACGCAAGTTTTCGGCTACACAATCGAAGAAAAACGACGCTTAGACCGATTTATCGATGCTAACAATAACGTAAGAATCTGGGCGCCGCTGATTAACTTCGGATTGACTAAAGCAGAATGTCTTGAAATCCTTGAACGCGCTGATATCGCCTTGCCAGCGATGTACAAATTAGGCTACCAAAATAACAACTGCATCGGCTGTGTGAAGGGGGGGGTGGGTTATTGGAATAAAATACGGGTTGACTTTCCGGACGTGTTTAAAAAACGTGCTGAGCAGTCGAGACGACTAGGCGCGAGACTATGTAATTATCAAGGGAAACGAATGTATTTAGACGAATTGCCGCCGGACGCTGGCAACTATCCTACTGAGATCATGCCGGAGTGTGGCATAGCGTGTGAATATGTTTTAGACATCATTAAATGACGAAATCAAAAGACAAGAAGGCCGCGTAACTGCGGCTTTTTTAATGGGTGGATTATGGAATTACAGGAAAAACTAGAGACTATCGCTAACCGATATGGCCTAAATGTCCAACTTTTAAAGCTAGCTGAGGAATGCTCCGAATATTCCTCAGCCGTTCACAAATACCGCGTCATCATTAATTGCGGGGATGAAAACGACGGTAACGCAAGAAAGTATTTCAGAAAACTTGAAAAAACTGCGGCTGAGGGCTGCCGCAACAAACTTGCTGACGTTCTCGTTATGGCTCGACAGATCGAATATCTAATGAAAGACGATAAGGCAATTAACGACGAAATGATTCGCCTAATGAACGTAACAGCAGACAAAAAATTAAAACAAATTGAGGGCGAACCAAAATGAACCTACAGGAAAAAATAGCGCTTATAGCCGATTACTACGGCCTGAATATACAGATATGCAAGTTAGGCGAAGAAGGAGCCGAATTAGGCGCTGTAATCGCTAAGAAGTACGTACTAATTCAATCTGGCGAACTCGCACAAAAATACGACTATCCAGCGGCTCAGCGTGAGTTCGGTCATGTTGATTTCTCGATCAGTGAGGAATTAGCGGACGTGTTACTCGTAGCACGTCAGATTGAATATCTAATGCTCAGTGACGAAAAATTAGCCGAGTACATCGAAAGAATAATGAACGCAAAAGCTGAAAGACAACTACAACGAATAAAGGACAAATTTAAATGACGAATCACTTGAAAATTTCTCTCAAACGCAATACAGACAAAATCGAAATTCCTGAGTGGGCGAAAACGATCATTCTCAACGCTGATACCTACGAGGCATACAGCGAGGAAAAATTAAACGCTATTTATAGCCTATTCGCGAAAACGCTCGGAATGACCGCTGACGAAGCACGTCAAAAATACACATGTCGTTTTTACGTACGTTTCAATCAATCGTATTCAGAATATTACGTCGAGTTTTTCGACTCTGTAGTCAATAACAGCAAATTAAAGTTTTAGAGGTGCGTCATGAGCGATATTGATTACAAACGTCTAGCGCAAGAAATCGTAGCTGAGCAAAGTAAAGAGTTTTTATCGTTCGATGACGTTTGTTTCATTCTTGGTTGTTCGGCTGGTTCCGTCGTGGCGCGTAAAGTCGTCGCAAATCCAAGTTTCCCAGCGCCCACTTTTTTAGTTGATAACGGGCGCCGGCGTTGGTTTAAACGTGATGTTATGAACTGGGTAGAACGAGAGCGTGAACGACGATCAAGAAACGCTCTTAATCCAGTCGCTTAGCAATGTCAGACGCTGTAGCGCGATAGTAGCGTTGTAGCATTTTTAAATCTTTGTGCCCTGTCTGACGTGCTAACGCTAACACGTCAAGGCGGGGCGCCCCCGTTTCAGGGTCAGGGCTTGCGGCCCACGTCGCAAACGTAGCGCGTCCATCGTGAAAATGTAGTGCTTCTTTAATTACGTTACCTGCCGAATCAGTAACTTCTCCTAAGCCAGCTCGTTCGCGAATTCTTCTAAAAATCACTTCTCTATTGTGCTCACCGAGCGCGCTAAAAATTTTCGGTGATCTATCTCTTTTGCTCTCGATAGCTAAATTCAATAGTCTGAGAGCGTCACTATTTAGAGCCACGTCGCGTTTGCTCGCCGTTTTCGTTATCTCTTTAGGAAGATGTATTACGTGTCCTTCAATCCACGTCGGCTCTATCGCTAAAATCTCGCCTGCGCGCATACCGGTACGACAGCTAAAAATAAACGCTAAAGCTGTTAACTGCGTGGCGCTTGTAGGTACAGATTTCATAT